CTATTCGAGCCGAGAGAAACGGCATACACACAAGGCGAACTGTGACCGCTTGAAATAATCCCTAATTGCATGTAATATATAGGCATGGCAAGGACTGGACACGAAAACCTAAGACCTGTAAAGACTCACGCCGAAGCCGTAGCAAGGGGAAAGCTAGGCGGTATCAAATCAGGCGAGGTCAAGCGAGAGCGGAAACTACTTTCCCAATTGTACGCCGACATACTAGCCAAGGGGTTTGAAGTAGACGGCGAACGCTTGCCTCTCGACGCTGTTATCTCCGCAATCATGGATCGAAAGGATTCTTCCTCCGTGTCAATGCTCAAAGAGATACGCGAGGCGACGGAAGGAAGCAAGATCGCTATGACCATCAACCCCGACGATCCAAGCTTGATGACTCCCGACCAGCGCAGGGCCAGGATAGCCGAGCTGCAAAACGAGAAACAGGATTGACAGCCTCAGCCGAGATTGAACTGATACGGTTGCTCGAACAAGAAAAGCTGGAAAGAGTATCTCCAAAGCTCGAAGCGTTCCGGCATCCGGCTAGAATCAAGGGCTGTCGGGGCGGTCGTGGCGCTGGCGCAAAGTCGTGGTCAATCATATCCCTTGCATTGCAAACGGCACACCGTACCCGGACCCATATTGTGTTCTTGCGAGAGGTACAGTTGACCCTTGAGGAATCGGTCTGGAAATTAGTACGCGACACGGTATCACGGTTGCGATATCCTGGGTGGGTTGTAACGAAAGAATATATCGACTGTCCGCGAACGGGCAGCCATATCATATTTCGCGGGCTGTCTGACTTACGCGCCGATCAAATAAAATCGCTTGAGGATTTCGACCTTGCGATCATCGAGGAAGCGCAAAGCGTATCATCGCACTCGCTGGATATTCTATTCCCGACCATTCGCAAGCCTGGGTCTGAAATATGGTTCGCCATGAATCCCGACGAGGAGATTGACCCGATTGTGGCACGAACATGGGGAAGCGGGCGCGATGACATGATTCTTGTCGATCTGCTGCCCGGGCCGGTTGACAATCCTTGGTGGACCAACGAACTCCAGAAAGAGATGGACGAAGATTTCAAGCGCGATCCCGACCTGGCCGAACATGTCTGGAATGGAGCGCCGAGAATACAGGGCAACAAGTCGGTCATGGCCCGTAGTGCCATACGGGCGGCAATGGACCGGAATTTCGAGCGCGACCTTGATGCCGATATCGAGCTTGGCATTGACGTGGCGCGGTTCGGGGATGATCGGTCAGTGATATTCAAACGGCAAGGATTCAAGGTTGCTGACTACAAGATATTTACCAAGCTCGACACGCAAGAATTATCACGTGTTGCCTGGGACATGGCCGACCGCAATCCGCTAGTCAGGATCAAGGTGGACGATACTGGAGTCGGCGGAGGCGTGACCGACAAGCTGCGGGATATGGGGGCGCTAGTAGTCCCTATTAACAATGGCGGCGCACCGGCGAACAAAAAGCTGTATACGTCAACAGCCGACGAGCAATGGTTCGAGTTTCCGATTGACCTTGCGGACATACCTGACAACCCCGAATTGATGGCCGAATTATCAGCGCGACAATATCACTATACGCGGGATGACCGCAGACAAATCGAGAGCAAGGCCGATTTCAAGAAACGGTACGGCAGGAGTCCAGATCTTGCAGACGCTCTATTGCTGTGTTATTATTCTCCAAAGATACTACAATGGGGACCGGCCTGATGCCAGTTGACACTACCGGACTATCGCGCTATGTTCAAACTAAAAGGCGGTACCATGATATTTAGATCGCCGATCATATCCAACCGCAAGGCCTTGTCCGAGATGATACACTCTGGCTTCAATAGTTTTTTCGGGGCGTGGTCAAATCGCACCAAGCGTGATTACTCCGCAATGTTGACAGACCCGACAAGCTCAAGCCTTATCATGGCTGTAATACTCTGGATAGTGCGCCGCTGGCCGGAAGCGCAGATATATCTTGAGGACGGCAAAGAGAACGCGATATACGACCATCCAATGCTCAAGCTGCTGAATCGACCGAACGGCAACTATGCGGGGTCGATATTGTGGTTTGGCGTTGTCCTGTCGTTTATTTGGGACGGCAACGGATACATGGTCAAGATGCGCGACCAGCGTACACTCGCCGTAAAACAATTGTGGTATGTCCCGCATTTTTTGATGGAGCCGAAGGTCTACGAGGGTTCTACTTCATTCGTGGACTACTACCAATATTCCCCGGGCGGCGGACAAATTGTAAAGTATGCCCCGTCCGATGTCGTGCATCTTCGCTATGGCATAGACCCGTACAATCCGCGCAAGGGGATGTCGCCGCTTCGGTCAATTGCCCGCGATGCCGTGACAGACGAGGAAGCCGACAACTTCGCGGCCTCGATGTTGCACAATATGGGAGTGCCGGGGTTGCTTGTGACTCCCGACTATGCGGGCATGGGCGGGGCGACCATACAAACCGCAGACGCGGCAGAACTAAAAAAATATATCAAGGAACACACGACCGGCGACAATCGCGGCGAGACGATGGTATTCACCGGGCCGACGAAGCTACAAGAATTCGGCTTCGATCCAAAATCAATGGACCTGTCAACCCTGCGCGGAATACCAGAGGAGCGCGTGTCAGCCGTTACAGGAATCCCCGCTGCCGTGGTAGGCTTCGGCTCCGGGCTCGCACAGACCAAAGTTGGCGCAACCATGAAAGAGTTGCGCGAGATGGCCTACGAAGACGGGATCATACCTATCCAGCGACTAATCGGGCCTGAGATCGAGCGGCAATTGCTCAATGAGTTTGTACCGAACCCGGATGACTGGACGGTCAAGTTTGATCTGTCACAGGTCCGTGTATTGCAGGACGATCAGGACGCATTGTACAATCGAACGCTCGCAGCATGGAATGGCGGGCTTATTTCGCGGGCGCAAGGTAAACAGGCAATCGGATATGATGCTTTACCGACCGATGAGATCAGGCGTGTACCGTTCTCGACGACCGAAGTCAACGAGGGCGAGGCATTACCGCCCCCGTTTGAATTCCCTGTGGCTACTCCAGCCAAAGGACGCACGGCAGAAACCAAATCAAGCCGGATAAGACAGCGGGCGTTCAACGCGATACAATTGCAATACGAGGAAAAGCATCGCGCCGTATATGTCGCAGAACTTGCGGACGGGTTTGCTTCGATTGCCGACAAGGTAGTCAAAGCGTACAACGAGCATGTCGAAAATACCGCGCTGAAAACAGGCAAGACGGCGGAGACGAAAGCGGACCCGATAATCCCGATTGACCCGAACTCTGTCGAGGGGATCGGTATATCCGTCGAGGCAGGGCAGATAGTAGCAGCCGCCGCCGCAGCTGGTCCACTTGCCGATGAGCTTGTCTGGAAAGCGCACTACCTGGCCGTGGCATCATCGACTCTGGACAATATCAATGGCATATTCGGGATATCGCTCGACCTGCCCGACGTGGTACAGCGTGAAATCATATCCAAGGGCGGGCGACACTTTGCGCTTGTCGGCGTTGACTCGCAGACACAGGACGCGGTGTTCAAGGCGCTGGCAGACGGGCGCACACTAGGGCAGGGACCGCGCGAGATTGCCCGCGCCATCCGGTCAACAGTCGGCGGCTCTGAAATGTATCCGGGAGTTGCCAAGGAAGCGTACGACCGGGCGATCCTGCGTGGATGGAGCGAGGAAAAGGCGCTTGCGGCAGGGGACAAGGCCGCGATACAATACCGGGCAGAGGTAATCAGCCGGACGGAAACGAAATACGCGCAGAACGTATCGACGTTGGAGATATCCAGAGGATCAGGCACGTTCAACGCCATGCTTGCATTTGACTCGCAGCTAGGGTCGTTCGATGCGGAGTGCGACGCGAGAAACGGGCAGACATATACATTCGACCAAGCCGAGCTTGAAACCGAGAAGGAACATCCTTCGGGGACACTTTCATGGAGTCCCGTAATAGTATAATACAGGGAGGCGCTTATGCCAGACCACGAGAGAAAGATACTGCAATTCAAAGGAGCGCTGGGAGAGGCCGGTACCGTCAAGGCGGTATTCGCCACGCTCGGCGTCATAGATCACGATGGCGACATCATCATGCCCGGATCAATTGTCACCGGGACGGCCGTGCGGTTGTCGGCGTACAATCATAAATCGTGGTCGGATTCCATGCCCATCGGACGCGGGACAATTGCAGAGATAGGCAATGAACTGATATTCGATGGTCAGTTTTTCATGGATGTGCAAAGCGCGGCCGACACGTTCAAAACCGTGAAGAACCTTGCGGAACTAGGGGAATGGTCGTTTGGGTTTGACGTACTCGAAAAGGAATATAGCATTGACCCTGCGACCGGGATTGAAAACAGGCGTATTAAAAAAATGTCGGTTTATGAAGTCAGCCCTGTTCTGCTTGGGGCTGGAATTGCAACCCGGACTCTTGATATGAAGTCTTTGGGCGCGGGATCGACGACCTACCAAGAGCACACAGAGGCGCTCATGGAAGCCGTGGCCGATTTCGTCAAGCGATCACAAAGCATCGCGGACCTGCGGGCGGAGAAGGGCAAGGAACCGGCGAGCGTGAAGAACCGCGACGGGCTTAAAGCCATCGCCTCGGAACTGACAAAGGCGGCGGGCGAACTGACTCGCATAGCCATAACCGATGTCGAGGCGGACGAAAAAAAGCTCCGTGCGGAGGTTGCGTCAATCATGGCGCAAATAGAACTTAGCGAGATCATAGGAGTATAGCCTTATGGGTATTAAATCTGATCTTGTTGCCAAGCGCAACGAACTCGATGCTGTCAACGCCAAGGTCAAGAAAGCCCGCGAGGAATCGCTGGTATCCGGTGGCGACTTCGACCTCATGAAGTCTACCGTCCTGACCGGAGCGACCTTGCAGGATCGCGTCAACGAAATGAGGACCCTCAAGACCAAGACCGACGAACTCGGCAAGGAAGTAGATAGCCTCGTCGAAGCCGTCAAGAGTCTGGAAGTAACCGATGATGTCCCGGAAACCAAGGGCATGCAGCATCCCGAAGCCAAGGGCGTCAATCGCAAGAGCCTCGGGGAGCAGTTCACCGACTCCAAGGAATTCAAGGCCATGGCAGATGGCGGCGGGGCGAGTGAAGCAAAGCTCTATTTCCCCAACATCGGCATAAAAACCTTGATGACCACGGCGGCCGGATATGCTGGCCAGGCCATCCGTACCGGCGAGACCGAAATGTATCCGACCGAGTCGCTCGGTATCTGGAACTCATTCCCCAAGCGCCAGACCAGTCAGATGTCGTATGTCTACATGGAGGAAACGACACGCACCCAGGCGGCTGCGGAAAAAGCCGAAACGGGCGCGTATGCCGAATCCGCGTTCGCGTTTACCGAACGATCAGTGCCGGTCGAGGATATCGGGCATTTTATCCCCGTAACGCGCAAGCAGCTCATGGATGTCCCGCAGGTACAGGGCATAATCGACGGCGAGCTTCGGCTTGGCCTCGAAGAACTTCTGGAATACGAGGGCATCAATGGCACTGGCTCGACCCCGGCGCTCCAGGGCATGCTTAACAAGACGGGCATCAACTCCTTGCTTGCTGGCGGGATTGCTCCGCTCGATGCCATCTATCAGGCGATTACGCTGGTACAGAAAAACGGCTTTGCAGAACCGAATCTCGTATTCGTCAATGGCGAAGATTGGCAACCGATCCAGCTCATGAAGACGCTTGGCGGTCAGTACATCTGGGGACATCCTGCCGATATCGGCCCGATGCGAGTATGGGGCCGGAAACTTGTTTCGACCTTCCGCGTCGCACAGGGTACCGCTGGTGTCGGAGATTTCAATCGAATGCTGTATGCCGAACGCATGGGTATCACGGTAGAAATCAGCGACTCGCACGATACATATTTTATTTACAACAAGCTGGCTATCAAGTGCTGGACAATGGGTTGCTACGTCTGGAAGCGCCCGCTTGCGTTCTGCAAGATCACCGGTTTGAATTCGTAGAAGGGGGTTGAATCATGCAGGCATTTATTCAGAAGTTTTTACCGCTCGGGTATAAAACCGCTACAGCGGCGACGATCATCCAGCAAAACGTCCCGCCCATCGGAGTTGGCTACAGGTCAGTGCTGTTGCGGGCCGTGTATACTGCGGCAGCTACGGCGCACACCTTGTCAATGCTCTATCCGGCGACCAGTGCGGGGGGCCATGCTCCGGCGGCCGCTACATTGCTCGGATCGAAGAACACCGCGAGCGCGGCAGCGGCAGCGGCGCAGGCAGTCGTCAACGTCACCAATACTCCGCTCGATCCGGCTGGCAATGCTGCCGCTGCCAATGATGTCGTGGCCTATCAGGTTGCCGATGGTACATGGGAATTCAACACCATCGCATCGGTAGCGACGAAAGCAATCACGCTTACCACCAACCTGGCCAAGGCCATGCTGATACTCGGCAAGTTTCGCATTTTGGGCATACTTGCAGATGGCTACAACATGCAACTCCCGTGCGGTGCCAACGCAACGACCGAATGGGAAGACGAAAACGGCGTATTGATGCACCCGGACATGAACGAACCTTGCGTCATCCAGGGAAGCAACGGGACAAACGCTGGATTCCTTCTGCAAGCCAATATCGCTTACATCGACAGGTAGCAGCATGGAAAACGCCGAGGTACTAGCCAAATACGGCGAGGCGCAAGCCACCGTCACCAAAACCGGTGAAATGGTCGTGACGAAAGACAAGGAAATGCAGGAGATACTATATCTCGTGCTTTCCGAACTGAGACAGATCAAATTGATACTCGCGGAAGGGCTGGACGTATCGCCCGAAAACGACGAGACAATTGAAGAAGGGATGGCAGACTCATGAATATCTTTGGTAAAGTAGGACAGTTTTTCAAGGGCGACGGGAGCGATGTTCCTCTGGTCTTCGACGTCAACGGCGCTCTCAAGGTGCAGCAGTTCGGCGGTAAATACTCCGAGCTTGCCCGGCGCGGGCTGCTGTTCAATTACTCCGTCAAGACTGCGGCCGCGCATCTGCTTTCAGCGACCACGGGCAACGTCCCGACCATCTGGAATCCCCAGGGCTCGGGCAAGGTGCTGTACATTCTCGGGCTGCGGGAGAACTTCCTGTCTGGCACCACGACAATCGGATCCCTCCAGTGGTGCATTACCCGTAACGCCGGGTCCGCCCTGGGAACGGCTGCGCCCATCGTGACATTTACCAATCAGGCTCCTGAACCCGCTATTGATGGCGCCGGATTCGCGTCCGCGATGAGGTTCGCTCCGGCAGTCTGTACGTTTACGGCGGCCCCCGCGTATCTGCAAAGCGCCGGGGTCAACTTCGGCGCTGCGTATCCTACCGTCAACGGGAACCCGGATGTCGACTATGACGGCGCTATTGCCATCATGCCGGGCGAAGCGATCAGCCTTTGCTACTGCGTGACCACTTCGACGGCTCTATTCTTCACCACGATCATCGGGGCGGAACTCCCGCTCGTTGACTCCAAGTAATAACCGCACGGCGGGGGTGAAAATCCCCGCCTCGAAAGGGGGATAGCATGTCAAGAGAAACACCGATGAGCGCGAAAGAGCTTGAGGATTTCAGGGAGGCAAACGGACTCCCTCGCGTCGAGGGCGAGCCGAAAGAATCTCCGAAACAGCGCAAGCCATCCGAGAACAAGATGCTCAAAGCGGGCGAGGACAAGTAAATGGCCGACGTAGACATACGCCAAGAACCCGCAGAGGTTAATCTCGTCCTGACTCGCGGGGACAATTGGACACGTCTATTCAGATTTAGCATTGACCTCACGGGGTATACGTTTTCCTGCAAGACGGCGGACGGAGACACAATTACCGTAACCGATACCGATTTGGCATCGGGAGAAATCACGCTTTCCATGTCGTCCACAATTACAGCAGAATTGACAAACGGCGTCGGCTGGTATCTTGACTGGACGATATCCGGCATG